TGGTTGTTGACCTCATGCTGCAGCCAAGGGACCGGCGCCACCCTAGGGTGGCTCAAGCGCGCGGCTGCGGGGGCCCGGGACACTGCCATTACTGGCGTGCCCCTGGTCCCGGAGTCGCGCTTCTTGGTCAGGAAGCTCCTGATCGGGGACGTCTCTCGCGACGCCCTCGACCAGCTAGCCTTCCTGGGCCGGACTCTCCCACCAGGTGACGACATGATCCGGTCCCGTGCACTTATAGCGCATCGGGCCGCACTCACGTCAACACCTACGGTGGCACCAGCCCTGAGGGATTCCGCGCGGAGGTTCGCCACTTGGTTTGCGCGTGCGCATATCAAGAAAGCGGATCTCGTCGAGTCTGTCTTCCCTTCCCCGTCGGCTTCGGCCGACACGGGGAGAAAGAAGGGAGGCTCTCGCGAGGAAACCCGAAGGCAGCATATCCGGTGGATCAGCGAACTCCCTGAGGAGTACTGGTCCCGTCCGAACGCGCTGTCCTTCATGGACTACAACGACTTCTTCCTTCCTTCGGAAGTGGAGTCGGTGCGGTCCAACCAGGGATCCGTCGACGTGGCTAGGGCCGCTGCTTGGAAAACAGCGACCCAGCCATCGACCCACCGGGTTACCTGCGTTGCCGAACGTGGGTGGAAGCAGAGAATAGTCTCTGCTCCCCCCGCTCACGTAGCAGTCGCAGGCTCGGTACTGAACAAGGCCCTCTTGAAGGCTGTTGCTCGGTACCGCCCGGCCTCGGACTTCCTCCGAGGTGACCGTCGGGAGGCGATGGGCAACGTGATGCAAGGCTCTAGAGCCGGGCAACACATTGTCTCCACCGACCTCTCGGCGGCCACGGATCGATTTCCCTTGGACCTCGTGCGGAGCGTGGTCCTCGGGTTGTGCGACGGATGGATCGACCTACCACCTCTCTGGTCCGAAGCTCTGTTTGCCCTTACAGGGGAACAGGGCCTCGCCTATCCGTGGGGACAGGAGGTCCAGTCCTCATGCGGAATTCTGATGGGTTTGGGTCCCAGCTGGCCCATTCTATCAGTCATTCACGCATGGTGGGCTGAAACCTCGTTCGCCACGGTAGGGTTGAATCCACGGCATCAGCTCAACACCTTCTGTATAGGTGGTGATGATCTGTTTGCCCGCTGGCCCCGGGACGTAGTGGAGTCCTACCGTTTGATCGTCACTGCCTGTAATGGCAAGCGGTCGACTGGTAAGGACTTCCTCTCCGTCACCGGGGGCAACTTCACGGAGATTTCGATCTTCGTGGGTGGTTCCAACGACCGGTGGAGGTGGTCTCGAGCCATCCCCGTAAAGGGGCTCGTGGGCGCTTCAATCTCTGAGATTGGCGCGTCCTACGAGTCCCTTTCCTCAGACTCCGG